AAGGTAGCACTCCACCAGCCACGTCTCGTTGGCCGCGAACGTCAACTCCGCAGCCGAACCCGTGAACGTGCTGTGGTCGGTGAACGTCGTAGTCGACAGGGCCTGGTCCGAACCCTGCCGCAGATAGCGCGGCACCAAAGCGTTGAACCGGGCAGCGGTCAGGACGTCCCCCGCCGACAGGCTGATCGTCATGTCAATACCCCAATCTGTTGTCCGACACGGTAGGCGCGGCCGCGTCCGCCAGTGGACCGTACTCCGCCGACCCGATCACCACAACGCGCCACGGCTGCGCCGGGCGGGTCGTATAGGTCGTGCGCACACCCCACGCGGTGACCCGCTCCCGTACGCCGACGATCTGCAGCTCGACGTTCGGTCCGACGTAGGACGGAAGGCCGGTCAGTTCGATCCACCTACCGACCGTCAACAGTGGCAGGTCCGTCGCGGACACGTTCGCGGGGGCGGACCAGTCGACCGTCACCGCGGGCCAGCGCTGTGCGTCGGTCGTCCCGGACGCGACGATCCACGACGCGAGGTCCTGAGCGATGGTGGGCGTCAACGGGAAACACGCCACACTCGTCGAGTACACACCAACCGCTCCAGTCCCAAGGGTCCCATCCGTTTCTTCGGCGGTGGCCTGGCCCCACCCCTCCGGACGCGTAACCGTGACCCGATTCAACAGAGCCTGATCGTCGTCCGCAGGCTCCAACGGATCCGCCAAACGACCCGCCGAATACGCGAACGTCGCAGCCAACGAAGCCGGGGACTCCGACATCGCCCGATCCAGGAAGTTCACACCCACGAACCCCGCCGCGTCGAACACCAAAGCCTGGTCCTGATCCGCCATTGCCTGCAACCGCTCACCAGCCGAACCCAACACGATCGGCCCCTGATCCAACTCGAAACCAGACTCGACCGTCGTCTGCACCGCAACCCTCAACGGCGCCGCACCGTAGATACCCCACGGACCCAAACCCTGCTCAGCGCAACCACCCGCCGCGAACTGCAACGAAGTGGTGTCCGCGAACCCAACCGGGGTCACGAACAGGTGACCAATCGTGGGTGCGTTGACCAACAACGTGCTCGACGTCCCCACCTCCTGCCCAACCCGGATGCCCGTGATCGTCCCCCAAGTCTTCGTCGCCACACTCGACGAGAACGTCAACTGCTGATTCGGGGCCCCGTTCACGAACGTGACGTCCCCAACCGAAAGCTCCCACGCAATCGACGTCCCAGAGTTCAAACCCGCAATCGCGATGGTCAGGTTCCGCCCATCGATCCCACCCGCCGGAGCGGTCGTCAAATCCAGGGTGTTCGTGTCCTGCGCAGTCCCGTCGTTGAACGTGATCCGGTACCTGAGCGCCGTGTTCGACACGTACTCCACAACGAACGCGTTGACATCCCCACCGGAGAACTCGATCACGGTGAAGTTCGCCCCGGCACCGGCGCCACCAGACGGGACACGAAGGAAGTACCCAACCAGCCACCCCGGCGACGCACCACCCGGCGACCCCACCAGACCGGTCGCGTACGCACCCGCGTCGGTGAACGTCGCCAACGGAAGCGACCCCACATACGAGTCGTCCGTCGCGTACACCGGTGCCGTGTCCGTCCCACCCGTAAGGGTCGCCGTCAGCCGCGGCGTGCCCGGCGTGGCCGAATCGAACCCCGGCCCACCAGAATCCTCCATCGGCCAGTAGTGCGTCGTACCGCGGGTCAGGATCGTCCGAGCGGTCGACTGGACCACCGCGTCCTGACGGCCCTGATACAGGCCACCAGAGGCCTGCAACGGGGTCGTCACCTGCCCCCCGGACTCGTCCCACCGGACCGGCCACTCCCGGACCACACCCGTGAACCGAGGCGACCAGGACGACGCGTTCGAAGACTGGTACGCGAACGCGTAGCAGTCCGCAGCCACCAAATCCCCAACACAGATGATCGAATAGGCCGCCGCCGTACCCGGCAGGTACGCGAACCAGCCCTGAACCCGCGGCCCCGTGTTCTGCCCCGAGTCGGCGACCATGGCCCACTCCACCGGGTACGGACCCACAGCGAACGGCGCCACCATCAAATCGCTCGGATCGGCAGACCACGCCTGCCCAACGAAGATCCAGTTCCCGTCCGACGTGGAAACGTCCAACTGCGCAGCAGCACCCGACAGGGCACTGTCCGACTCGGTCGTAGCCCACGTACCCGCCAACCCCACCTGAGCCGCCGCCCACGACGTCGCCGTAGTCGAATACGTCGCCGCAGACGCCGGAAGCACACCGTCCACGTCCGTCCCGTCGGCGTACTCGAACGTCGCGTACGTCCCATCGAACTCCGCCCGCTCCGTACGCCCGGACGGTGCCGTCACGTTCATCACCGGCTGCGCCGCGGTCCAGTACACGACCGCGCAACCCGCCGCCCCCGCGTCCGTAACCGCAGGAGCCTGCCCCGCCGTGGACGACTGCGACTGGTTCGCGGCAGACCCCACCGGGCGAGTCCCCAACGAAACCCTGATCGGGGTGTTCCTCCCCAACAGGCCAAACTTCCCCGACGCAGTGTTCCGAGGCGAATACTCCCCGTCCCTGTTGTCCAACACCAGATCCAAAGTCCCCGGAGCCAACACCGTAGAGTCCGGCGAATACCCCCGCGAATAGGACACCCCATCCTCGGTACGGACCCGGCTCGTGATGTCCAACCACTGCGAATAGCCCACACTGGCAGACGTGGACCGCAGGAACAGTTGAACGACGAGGTCCGACGCGTCGACCATCACTTGCCCCCGAACGCGACCTGAACGTTCCCGCCACCGTCGACCCGGACCCACTTCTTTATCAGGTTCACAAGCTCACGGTCCGCACCCCGAACGTCCAGCGTGACCTTCACATCACGCGTCGGGTCCGTACCCGTCACCCTCTTCGCCTCCGCGTTCGCGAAATCAGCAGCCGCACGGTTGCCCCTGTCCACCAGACGGTTCACGTCCCGAACACTGGACGCGTTCACACGGTTCAACTCGTCCAACGAACCCGGCCCGGCCTGCGCAAACTGGCGCACCAGAGACTCCCTCAGACCATTCTTGCGGGCCTTCGCTATCGCCTTCGCGAAGTCCTCGAAACGCTTCACCTGACGCGACAGGGTCTCCGTCACGTTGTGCCCGATGTCGTCGGCGAAGTTGAACTGGAACAGGTTGCGGATAGTGTCCCGAAGCGACACCGCTTCCTCGAACCGCTTCGACGCGGCCTGCAACTTCGGCAGGACCTTCTGGAACGCAGCGGTGGCGGCCTTCGCGACCTCGTCGATACCCGAAGACACCGCCTTCGCTGTCCTCTTCGCCCTGGCGGCCGTCGCCGGGGGAGGCTCCATCGGCATGAACGGGTTCGACTGGTTCGACTGCGAGATCGGGCCCTCGATCCCGAGGAGCCGCATACCGGCAGCCTGCGACAGGAAGATCCCCTGACGCTTGTACAGCTCGTACAGCTGCACCGCGGCCCCGTGGATACGGTCCCCAAGGTCGCCATACGAGTTCGCCAAGTCGTCCAGGATCAGACGCTGCGACTGTGCGAACTGGCCCAGCGTCAACGTCTGAGACGACACCGACTCCATCGCCTTGGCCACGTCGTCGATACCGAAGACCGTGACCTCCATAGACTCGTTGAACCGCTCCAGAGCCGACTTGCCCCCGAACAGGCCACGCGCCCAATCGTCGACAATCCCTATGCCTTCCTTGAACAGGGCAGTCAAATCGCCGATGGTCGACCGCACAGTCGGGGACGTAGACGCCACGGCGACCAGAGCGGTGACCGCACCGATGATCGCCACACGGGACCGGTTCATGCCCGCGATGAAAGCCTTCAACGAAGGGATCACCGCCTGGTACAGGCCCGACGCGATGTCCGCGAACCCCCGCGACAACTGGACCGCCGCACCAACGTTCAACCCCATAGTCGTCGCGAGACCGTCCAACAGGTCCGCCGTGCCCATGATCTTCCGCTCCGAGTCGTCGATCGCCGAACCGACACCGTCGATCCGCGACCCCAGGTCCTTGGCCTGCGACTCCGCCTTCTGGATCGACCCGGTGAACCCGTCCGCAGACCTCGACGCCTGCTCCATTCCGCGCTGAAAGTCGCGGGTATCCCCGACGAGGTCGACCGTCACCTGACGTGCCATCAGTCCACCTTCAACCCGTAGCGGCGGGCCACTTCCTCGACGGCCCGAACGACCCTGTCCTGGACGTTCTCCAACTCACCCTGAATGGCCGGGTACAGGTACCGGCCGCGGCGCTCGAACGGCCTGTACACGCGGTCCCTAGGACCCGAGCCACCGTCCACGTGGGTACTGCCACCCCAGTCCAGCCACGGCGCGTACGGGGCACTGGGGCCACCGAAACGGACCGACGCGCCACGCCTAGTACCCGAAGCACGATACGACCTCGCCGCCTTCCCCGACCGCCTCGGGACCCTACCCGACGAGGCCGCCACAACATCGCGGGACACCTCGAGGAACACGCCCTTCAACGCGTCCGGGGCCTGAGCGTCCAGGGCCCGCAAACCGGCCTGCAGATCCCGCAACCCCTCGACCTGGACCCTCACCAGATCCGTCACCGCATGGCCTCCCTCTGCGCCGCACGGACCTGCAGATACGCCTGCCAACCCATGTACTCGGACATCGGCATGCCCATCACCGTCCCCACAGTCTGGTTCAGGGCCTCGGCCAGAACGAACGGGAAGGCGTCCACATCGGACTCCTTCCCGTGCAACGCCAAGAACATGGCCCGGTCAACCGCTTTTCTGGGCACCCTCGCCGAAACCCGACAGGTTGTTGATCGCGGTCGTCAGGGCCATCACGTCCGCCGCGGAGGCCTTCCCGATCCACTCCTCCGTCTCGTCCAGAGGAGTCTCCGTCGCGAACGAGATCATCCGCGCAACCGCCCGGTCCCCACCTATCTGCTTGCCCTCCGCGTAGGAAAGCTCCCTGATCGCAACGTCCCCACCGGACAGCTCGACCTTGCCCGTCCTGAACGAACCACCCACCGGGAGCGCCATCAGGAGGCCGTGCCCTTAGTGACCGAACCGGAGATCTGCAGCGTCGCGGTGAAACTGACGAGGTCCGCCACCGGCGACGAATAGGACAGGTCCTGCAGGATGCACTCCCCGGAGTACTTCACATTCCCCGTGGTGTTGCCCTCCGGGTAGTACTCGAACCCCAGGGTCGACGTGTCCAAACCGACAAGCCCATCCAACACCGTCGCAGACCCAACCGAAGCGGTCTTGTCCCAGAACCCCGCCAGGCTGATCGTCCCGTTCGTCAGACCCGTAGTGAACGTGTGACCCTCCGCACCGAACGTCGAAGTGTCGTGGGTGTCGTTCGACTGGTTGAAGTCCAACGAACTGACATACGGACTGATGTTCCGCAGAGTCGCGGCACCAGAGTCCTCCAACAGGAAGACGCTGTCCTTGCCGTGCTGAATAGCCATTTGGGTTCCCCCCTAGAGGACTGCGTCCACCGTGAACACGGCACCCTGATAGGTACCGCCCGACATCACTATCTGCCTGAACTCGACAGACTCGACCCGAGCCGACGAACCTACCGTCGCCGACTCTATCGCGACCTTCACACTCGACGAACCCGAACCGCAGTACGCAGCTATCTGGTCCCGATACGCGCGGTCCACATTCGCGGCAACCGCCACCACGACGTTGAACGTGACCCGGTCCGCGCCCCGCTGGATCGTCAGGTCGTAGTCCAACCTGTCCGGTAGGTCGACGAACGCGAAAGGCGGAACCGCCTGCCGAGGCGGGAAGTCGAACACCCGCAACCCGCTGATCGTCGCCAGGGCCGTACCGATCTGATCCATCACGGTAGTCAGGTCAGTGGCCACCGGGCGCCCCCAACCTCGTCGTGCCAATAGTTCTCGGCGCCAGACCTGACAGCACCCCACGGGCGCCTGACCACACCCAACAGGACCTGCACGTCCGGGTCGAGCTGCTTCAACAGGCGCAACTCGTTACCGGCCTCAGGCGACCCCGCCACACCGAACGCAGCGTCCCGACGCTGGAAGTACCGAGCCGACTGTATGAGGCAGGCCTGGGTTACGACAGAGGGGACACTGCTCCAACCGAACGTCCCCACAATCTTGATCCCCCCCGCGTAGTACGGGAAGTACTGCGTCGGGTTCAGACCCACCGTCAGGTGCGTCCACGGGACCCCGTTCGAGTTTGCGTTTCTCGGCCATAGCACCCAATCCGTGTTGACGGTCGTAGCGGTCGAATGGGTCCCGTCCCCGACAGTGTCGTAGGACACGGTCAAACCGGAAGACGAAGCCAAGTCGTCGACCGCCAGGGCGTCCCGGCCCTCTACGAACACCCCCGGCTCGTACGTGTAGTAGCGAGTCTGAGACGCAGAACCGAACTGCCTGTTGCACCAGTGGTCGATAGACCTCGACGCGGCGGTTATCGAGATCCCCATCGGGGTGTCGTCGGCGCTGTCCGTCACACGTAGATGAGTCTTCAACTGCGCAACGGTGCAGTAGTCCGGTGCCCACGGCATCTAGGACGCGCCCCCCTCCAACTTGCGTGTCCGCGCCGCGGACCAGGCAACGACGTACCTGGCCGCGGCGCCGATCACAAGGGTCGCCTGAGACAGCAGGAACAGGCGCAGTTCGTCAGGCACTGCCACGCCGCCTCAGGTGGACCCCGGCCAGCCAGTAGCCGAACAGGGCCGGGACCACCAACAGGATCTCCATCACGCGGCCGCGGTCAGGAGGACACCCGCGTTCGTGTCCTGCACCATGCCGTCCGCGCGCTCCCAACCGAGGTAGCCGATCTGCCCATTCACCGCGTAGAGCTCGTTCAGGGTGACCATGGTGAACGCCTTCACCCGGCGGATCACGTACGCGTCCGACAGGCGACCGAAGAACCCGAACTTGTTGCTGGCGGACGGTGCCGGGCAGGCCTGGTCGATCACTACCGGGTAGCCCAGCAGGGTCATCCCACCGAGCGCCGACTCGAGGTTCCCAGACTGGTTCGCCCACAGGATCGGGCGGTTGGCCGCGTCGACGACCTTGCGGAGGATCTCGAGGAACCCGTCGTTGAACACCCACATCGCGCCCTCCCGGTAGGCCGGGTCGAGGTCGTGGACGATGGTCACCAACTCCGAATAGGTGACCGTCGAGTTCGACGCGATAGCCGTCGCACCAGAGATACCACCCTGCGTCGACAGCAGACCCTGAGGCTCACCTGCGCCGGTACCCACGGCCCAGTCCGCAGCCTGCGCTCGGGCGATACGCTCACCGAACTTGCGGGCCACGAACTGTTCGATGTTGAACGCCGAGTCCTGCGCAAGCTCCCACGACACCTTCAGCGGCAGGTTCGACGCGCCACCGGTGCCGTACTTGAACGACCCGAGGGTCCGGGTCGAGAACACGAGGTCCGCCCCGCCGGTGGTGACGGTCCCGTTCTCCGCAACGATCGCACCGAGGTTCGACACGTCGTCGTTCACCGGCCACGGCAGCGGGTTCCCACTGTCGGTGGTGATTGTCTCGCAGTGGTTCGCGATCCCACCGAACGCCTTCATCCGCTCCACCATCTTCTGGCGGAACCCCTCCGGGACGAGGAACCCACCCGCGGAGCCGGTCCCCTCGGACTGAGCACGGTGGATCAGGTCCGACGCCTCACCGGTCCGCATGTACGCGTCGAACGCGCGAGCGACGTCGTCGTCGGCCTCCACCGAGGTTCCGGTCACCCTGGGCATCTTCACAGACTGGTACGCGGCCTGACGCTTCACCAGTTCCGCGGACTTCTGAACAGCCTTCAGGCTCGCCTCGAGCTGCTCGTACCTGGCCATGTCCTCTTCGGACATCGGCTCATCGGACATCGAAGCCTGCTCGATCAGAGCAGACATAGCCGCGAGGATCTCCTCAGCGGACATCGCCATCACTACCTCCGAAGAGAACCCGAGCGCGCGCCCGGATGGACTGTTCACGGACCCCGACGGGACCCGCGTTCCGTGCAACCACCTCGGTGCCCGTGTACGCCGGATTCGCTACGACGGACACGTCGACCAGTCGGGTGAACCTGCGGTGCACCACACCCGACGCGGTTCGCTCGATCTCGCCCGGCTGCGCCGTGAACGACATGCCCCGCATGTCGCCGCGCTGCACCAACGTCCGGACGTCCCTGCCCAGCTGCGTATCGGGGAGGGCAAGCTCGAACCGAAGCCCGTGATCGTCGGAGTCCAGGCGCAACGTCCCCGACTCGGTACGGCCCAGCAGCAACGACATGTCGTGGTTCACCAGGGCCACGACGTCCCCGCCGAACAGCCCGTCGAACGCGCCCCGGCCGATGGTCTCGCTGCCCGGATACTGCGCCTGCCGGGTAGTCGGCTGGTCGTACACCGCCGCGTACCCGCGGAGGACACCCGAGTCGGTGACCTCCGCCCGGCTGATCGCCGTCGCGAACCGGATCATCTGGCTAGACCAGCGCCGGGGGGATCACCGCGATGGACAACGCGATCGGGACCGCGGTCGTGACCGACACCGTCTCCACGGTCTTGAGCTTGATGAACGGCCGGGCCGGGTCCACTTCGAACGCCTGAGTCTGGATCGCGTCGTCGTTCGCGGTGGTCACCGCGGCGAGGGTCCCGAACGTCGACGCGGTCGCAGTGTAGGTGCCACCGGACGTGTCGCAGTCCACAACGGACAGGGTCAGGGTGCCCTCTGTCATCACACCGATGTTGAAGATCGCCAGGAACCGCGACCCGTGCGCATAGTTGCGGGCGTCGAACGAACCGGACTCCAAACCCAGAGTCGCAGTCGAAACGGGCGAAAGCATCGAAACCAGGGTGACCCGGTCGTTGACGCTAGAGCGAACCGCCATTTGATTCCTCCATAGTGGGTTCCTCCGCCGCAGGCAGCGGCGCGAGATTCAAGATCGCACGGACCTCGTCCGTAGTGAGAACCCCAGCAGCATGCTGCTGCAACAGGAGTTCGACCTCCTCCGCAGGCGAACCCGACAGAAGACCCTTCAACTCGAACTCGACGAACCGCGGACTCGCCAGGACCCTGGACAGGCGCTCCTCTATGGGGGTCGTCCACTGCGTAAGGGTGAACTTCTGCCACCCCCGTACCAACTCCGAGATCCCCGAACCCCAACTCGACGCCCCATCGGCCATGAGCATCTGCACCGGGATACCGAACGCGCGCGCCACCTCGGCCAGCGAGAACTGCCGAGACTCGAGGAACTGCGCATCCTCCGCGGTCATCGTCCACGGCGAGAACTTCAACGACGCGTTCACGAACGCGATGTCGCCCGCGTTGCGGGTCCCACTGATCTTGCTCTTCAAACCCGCTACGAGCGCCTCGGCCTGTGCCTCGTCCAGGTCGTCGTCCGACGACACCAAACCCCCGAGCATGGCACCGTTCGCGAACTGCCTCGCAGCGGCGCGTTCGCCCTGGATCGCGGTGCCCAGAGGGTTCCGCAGATAGTCGATTGCGGACAGGCCCTTGATCCCGTCGACGGACAGACCCATCACGTAGGTGACGTCCGCCTCCGTGTACAGCTTCGACTCGTTGTCGACCTGCACACGGAAGAAACGCTCACCGGTGTAGCGGTCCCGCTCGACGGCGACCATCTTCGGGTGCAGCGGGAAGAACCCCGCCAGCGTCCCAGCGCCGTTGTACACGTGCAGCAGTGGCGCGCCGCCGTGCAACAGCAGGTGCGCCATGACGAGCTGCTTGAACTCGAACGGGGTGAAGAAATCCCCACCTGGGTTGTCGAACACCGACGCGACCTGGACCCGGCCGGTGCCGGTGTCCCGGTACGACTTCAATGGGAGGCTGGCGACGGTGCTCGAGGTCACCTGAACGGCGCGCCACACCGCGGTCAACCCGAGCGCGTTCTTCTCCGTAACGGAAACCCCGGCGTCCGACGGAGAACCCCAACCCAGGAATTCCGCCAGAGCCGGGTCCCCGATGGAGCGTCCGGCCTGAACCGACGCCCGCTGTACCCTACGGCCCCACAGCCAACCCACGACCATATCCTACCGTGTGCTACACGACGAAGATAGGGCGCCGTTTCCGTGCCTCTTTCACCAGAGCCACGTGCGCCGCACCGGCCGCTGCGTACAGGGCGTTGCAGGACGCCTGGCCCCTGGTGAAGCGGAACCCGTCGCCCATTGCCTTCCGCGCCGCGGTGGCGACCTGGCCGTCCAACAGGGCGTCCGCGTTGTGCTGGACCTTCCCGGCCGCGACGAGGTCGGCGAAGCCCTGGCAGGCCTGGTTCACGTCCTGCCCAGTCAACCCCCTCTGATACGGAAGGGACTGCAGATACGGCGCCAGGCTGTTCGCGGGGCCACCCGGAAACCAGACCAGGGCACGCGGGTTGACACGCCCCAACAGTTCGGGCAGATCCGCGCGCGCCTCCGCAGTCGACGCCCAAGACGCCACGGGCTCCACGCGTACACCGTCGCCCACGACCGCAGACACGACGAGCACCGTGTGACCGTCGACCGCCACGTCCAGTCCGGCATCCAACCTCCCCCGGTACGGCCCGACACTGCCGCCGGGGTCGGACCCGTGCGCCCAACCGACCGGGTCCAGGGCCATGTCCATGCTGCTGACCCGTTGGCACAGGATCTCCGTGCGGAACACCTGCGGCGGGTCGGAGGCCCAGAACGACCGCAGGGCCTCTTCGGTGACGACGTGACCCAGACCGGGCACCGACATGCCCCAATAGGTCGGGTCGTCCGTTGGGCACCCATCCGGGGCGGACCACTCGAACAGGCCGATCGTCGGGTCGCGGTCCTGCAGCGCAGCGTCGCGGAGGTTGTTCAACACCACCGACTCGTCGTCGCCCTGGTTGCTGATGGCAACGATCTGTCCACACGGGCGCGCCATCGTCGTCTTGCTGAGCGCTGCCCAGGCATCGTGAGATCTCTGCTCCCGGAGTTCGTCCAAGATCAGCAAGTCCACGGACAGGCCACGACCGGCACCACGGGTCGCGGCAGCGATCCGGTAGCGGCGGCCGCCAGTCAGATACAGGCACTGCTCCCCGTTCGCGTACCTCACCTTGTGTACCAAATCGGACATCTTCTCCTGTGCGATGTCCACCGTCCGTTGCCATGCCTCACGGGCGATGTCCAGGTTCTGTGCCGCGCCGAGCACCAGATCGCTGTCGTCGTGCAACAGACGCCACAGAGACCACAGGGACAACAGTGTCGTCTTACCACTCTGCCGCCCCACCAGTATCAACACCGTACGGAACCGAGGCGAACCGTCCACCTTCAACTCCATCGCCCGGACCGCAGCCTCCTCCTGCCACGGCAACAACGGGCGCCCGATCCGAGTGCACCAGTCCGAGAACTCGAAACCACGACTCGACGACCGATCCAAAGGCCTCAGCGGGGCCGTAGACAGCCGCGGAGTACGAGACCCTACTCCAGCCACGCCGGACGCTTCACAGTCGGCGTACGGCCCTCTGGGCTACCCGCGCGGGTGTTGCAGCCGTTGCACGCCGCCTGCAACTGCGAGTCCGGGACACGCGGCGAACCCGGCGACCACGGCACAAGATGATCAACCGAAGTCGCGACGCGCGAGCAACCTGGCAGACGCAGCTGACATTCGTGGTTGTCGCGCTCGAGGATCCGCGCGCGCTGCACACGCCACGCCGAGTAGCTGACACGCGAGTGCTGCCAACGATGACTCACGCGTGCAGCGTAGCCCGTCACCACTCCACCCGCCACGTTAGGTAACCCTAAGGGAGGGAAGAGAGG